TGGGTCTGCGTGTGAGGGCAAACTTGCCTCTTCAATTATTAAAGCCTCATGTAAATAAAACTTCGAGTTTACATTTTGATTTTTTGGAAAGCTTTTAATTACAACGCCTACATAGCAACTTTTACCTAAATCATTATTTCTATCGGGTAATATTCCTTTTGCAGCTATAATATACCTGTCAACTCCGTCGTTATTATAATTTTCCTTATAGTCAATAATATCTCCTTTTTCAATAACATCCTTTATCGCTAATACAGCATTTAATTTATCTTTTCCATAGCCATGTTCAACTGTTGATTTTGCTCCACTTTTACATAAATCAATCGTTCCTAAATCACTTCGATAAGCTATACCTCCAATACTTTGAAAGTATGAATATATAGCATTTTTAGGTTTTTCATTAAATGTAAATTCTGTTGTTACTTTAAATTTGTTCACATTAGAGATTTTGTCAATATTTTGTTTTATGGAGTTTAATATTCTTAGCTTATTAGATTTATCACTATCATTTGTAAAACTGAGCGACTCAACATTTAACTCAGCAAACACAACATCTGTTCTGTCAATGTCAGGACGGGTGTTTTTTCTTTGTTCGTCATCAAGATTAGTCCTTGCTTGTGTGTCCCTTGCCTCGACTTCACCTGCTGTTCGCCAATATAGTTCTGCTGGATGACCGGCAGGCTTTCTATGCATTTTGAGTTGGTATTTATACTCTGCTTTTGCTCTGCTATATTCATCTAATAAATCATAATACCCCTCTTTCTGTGCGAATTTTTCTATTTCTTGTATTCCGCTGTAATATTCCCAATCTTGCAATTTTCCCTCGAAGTAATCATACTCAAGTTGTTCATACCTTTTTGCCATATGTAGGGCATCATAGTATTTATCGCTTTTTAACTCATTGACTACTTTATTATAACGAGATTTTGCGTTTTTCAAATCTTCATTATCTTCATCAACTGTATAAATGGGATTATCACTCCAATATTTAAAACTTGCACCACTTGCAAATCCCTCAAAACTTTGTATTGCGTGTTGGATTTCGTGAGCAATGCTTATTCTTAATTGTTCGGAAGATAAGTTCCCATTGAGAGTAATTGTTTGATTACTAGGCGACCAATTTCCAAACTGTATTTCTGACATATTGTTATCAAAACTTATTTTAATATCCTTGAGCTGAGGATATGCCTTATACAGACTATCGTGTTGCATTACATCCGCTAAAACTAAAGGCTTAGCAAGTTTATCTTTTTCAAGTTTAGAATACTCTTGCTTTTCCTCTTCGGTTATAGTGCCAAAAATAAATTTATTGAACAATTCAGCCTTTCTTGCAACTTTTGGATTTTTACTCCACTCTGCTCCATTTTTAGCAAAGACCATATCTTTATCAGAAATTTCAAATCTCCATTTGCCGTCATAGCCCTTAAACCAACCTGTCTGATGTCTGATTTCTTCGCTTGACTTGCCCTGCTCATCAAGTGTCTTTGCCTCGTCAAGAGTTTGAATATTAGCTGTATTTGCCTTTTCTCCTGCAAAGCTGTATTTGGTGTTAGTTTTTTCCTTTACCTCCACATTTCTTGCAGCATCAAGACCACGACTTACTATATCTGCCATTTCCATAAGTGCCTGCGCATCATTCATAAATGCCTGAGCCTGTTCATTGTGTTTATCTGTACCAATGCCCTTAATAAAGTTATACACGCTCTGCGCAATTTTCTTTAGAGCCTGAGCAACCTTATTTAATATGCTCTCATTCTCCTTGCAGGCTATAGCTTTGTGCAAAGCCTCTTCATTTCCTGCAAGTGCCATAACCGCCTGACACACCACTTCTTCATCAACCGCAACATCTGTAGGTGCTTTGTTGCCCCAGCCGCCTTTTATGTTTTTGCGGACATCCTCAATATTCTGTCCTACCTCTGCATAATAGTTAAACACAAATTTTCTTAACACCTTGTATTCGGCAGGTACTCTCACCGCCATATTATGAACAGCCTCGTGCAAAGCCGTAGCAATCATATAATCGCCTATATTGGCATTAATATAAATCTTGCCGTCCTTGTACTGACCGTTTATTTTCTTGCCGTCCTCTGTTTCTTGCAGCTCATCAGTCACAACAATTTCTCGTCCTGTCTTTATTGCTATAGCCTCAAGTGTTTGCAACTTGCCCTCATCAACGCTAAGTCCCTTTTTCACACTAACGTGACCCAAACTGCCGTCTTTAAGGCGCACTCTCTCTACCCTGTTAGCAATCACTTTCAAGGCTGCGTTTCCGTCCCTGTTGCCCATTTTTACAGCAAACTCAGCTGTCACATTACCCAGCACGCCTGCAACTTTGCTGTAACCCTTGCTTTTAACTACGCTGTCATATGTAATGCCAACCTTGCCCAATCCATATAATGCATCATAGCTTTTTAGATATTCTTCCAAATTCGGTGTTTTTCCTGCTTTTTCTGTATCAGTCACATACTGGTCATAGCACATAACAAGCCCTTGTGCACCGTTTGTGTCAAAATTCTTTGCAGCATTTATAAGGCTGTTATATGGAGATGTAGCAATAACAACATCATCTGAGTTGATTTTTTCTCCTGAGTTTGTCAAAAGTGTAACGGTATTATCACTTTTGCCATATTCATTAGCACTTTCCAATATTCTGCTTATAACTACTTGCTTTCCGTCCTTGGTTGTTGCTGCAAGCCCCTTGCTGTATTTCTTACCAAACGCAAGCTCTGTATTTGCCTGTGAATTATTTACAAGGCTTTCACTCTGTTGTGTATTTGTGTTTGTTTTTAATGACGTTGTGGCTTTGGTGTTGCTCTGTGTTTGAGTTGTGTTTGCCGCTGCATTATTAGTTTCATATTCAGTATTCGTCTGAGCAATAGCATTGTTAAAGCCCTCTATGCTTGTATTTCCGCTGAGCAGTATAATCAAATTTCCTACATCAGCCGGACTTACCTTGTATGTACCCTCATTTTTTGCAATATTCTTTTCAATGCTTTTGACAATGCTTTGTGCTTTTTCATTCCAGCTGCTTTTAGCTTGTTCAATAAGTAAATTTAAGCTGAAATCATCACTAGCCATAGCCTCAGTTCCTAGCTCTACGGCATCAGTATAGTTTCTGTGCTTATAGCTGGCATACTTCCAGCCACTAATTGCACCGCCCAGCACACCGCCGCTGAGCGCACCGCCTGCAAAGTCCTGTCCCAACTGTGCTGCAAAGTATAATAATACCTTTTGATTTGCCTGTTGCTCACTATAGCCCTGTTCAATATATTCTTTTTTTACCTGCTCCAGCTGGTTCATATCGGCATTTATGATATAGTCTGTCACCGCATTTGCAAGGTCGGTCGCAACCTCTTCGCTGCCCTCTGTAAACATACCTTTGAATATATTTGTAACTACGTCTTTGATTGATTTTATATCATCTGTTTGTTTAAAAGTCTTTAATTGCTCAAGGCTGACCTTTTCAAATAATGCCTCTGCAATGCCTGCTGCAACACCGGTAACAATAGCGTGGTCAACGTCCCCACCACTCTCTATAACATCATTTGCAGCACTCACACCGGCTGAGGTTGATAGCATAGTTAAGCCCACAATTTGACCGCCGGGGACAACACTTAGTGCGGCTGTGCTCGTAAAGTCAGCCATACTCATAGTTGTATTATACAAAAACTGAGCAAGTCCGGCAGCAACATCATTGTCAACTTTCTTTCCTATTTTTTCTGAAACAGTTTCTCTTATTAATTGTGCCTTTGCAACATTAGTAGCATCAGGATTTATATATCCGTCACCGCCGTTAAGATAATCAACCTCAGCACCGATATACTTTCCTGCATCAGCAATAGAACCAACAAGATTAAGCCCTACTGATGCAGCAGAGCCGGCAATGGAATGTTCATTGGCATAATCTTGCAATATTTCGTTTTCTTCTTCGTTTTCCTGACTTTCTCTTTCTCTTGAATAATATTTGTAAAGTTCATCAGTATTATAGCCTTGCTTGCTGAGATTTTTGAAATCACTTTCAATCTGTGTCTTTTCGCTGTCACTCAAGCCATCAATGTATTTATATGCATCACTATTACTCTTTACTTTAACAGCTGTAATGTCAGTATTAGTGGCATTGAACATTTTATTAAGCTCAGCATACTTCTGCAAAGCATAATACTTCTGTAATACTGTTTTGACACGAACATCATCATTTACAATATCAGTATATTTTGCTTGCTTGTTTTCCTCCTGTTTCTTTGTCTTAATCTGACTTTTCAGCTCATTTGTATCAGGTGACACTTCATTAAGTTTTGCAACCTCTTCGGCTTTTTTCTCATCACTCAAATCGCTATTCATAATATCGTCATATTTTGAATTATAGCTTGCAATAAGTTCATCATACTTTGACTGTAGCTGCTTGCTTGTTGAATAATCATATTTGTGATTGTTTATCCATTCTTTTTCACTATCGGACGTGGATTGATTATATGCATTTTCCATTTCATCATAACTATAACCGTTATATTTTTCTGCATATTCTTTATTACTGTACTCATCAAGCAACGGCTTTATATAACTATTGTATTTGTTTACGTTGGCAAGTATTTTACTTTCTGCCGCAGCAATAGTATTTTCATCTGTTCCATTCTTCTCTAGTTCTGGCTTTAACTTATCATACCATTGGTTACTCGCACTTAAAATCTTGCTTGCCTCTTCCTGCAAATCCTCATAACTATAATCCTTGTACTCTTCCGCATACTGTTCATATTCAGTCTTTTTTCTTTCAGGTACAGCCCCTGTAGCCTTATACAAACCTACAGCCGTCATTTTATTTATGTCGTTTGCATCTAACAGCTTGTGGTTGTCGTCAATGCCTGCCCCTGCTTTAAGCTCATTGCTATATGCCGTCTTTTGCTCTTGGCTGGAAGTCCTCTGCAATTTAACCTTTCCGTTTTCGTCCTTTTCTGTACTCAGCTGTGTTATTCTGCTTGCCCTATCAGTATTAGCATTTCCACCTACAAAGCCGCTATAATTATTTTCCTGCTTTTTTTCTTCAAAAGCCTCTCTGTTTTTCTTTCTAATATTTTCAATGTCATCCACAAAATTATTTGTTCCATATGTAGTATTAGAAATTTTACCGGCTCTGTAATCTTGTAGTTTTTTTAAAAATTCAGTATTACTTTGTGCCATATTTTACTCCTAACTTTTCAATAATATAATTTGCATCTGCAAGTGTTATTCTGTTATCCTCTGTACCAATTTTGAGCTGATTAATGATATAATCGTCGTTAGCTCTGTCAAGGCTATATGCTTTAATATAGCTTTCCGCAATTCCGTTATTGTAATAGTTATCACTATCACCTGTTATTCCTGTCTTGCGGTACAAATATTCTCTCTCATCAGCACTAATATTTCCTGCTTTATACTGATTATCAATATACTGCTTTGCATATGCCTCATAAGTTGTTACTCCGTCTTTGTCAAATATCTTTTCTGAATCACTAATTTTCGCTAGGGTGTCATCATCAGAATAAATATTGTCAAAATCAACATTATTAAAATCTTTTGAACTTTTCATACCTGATAATATGCCATTTGCATTTTGCGTATTTCCTGCCATATTATCTGTTTCACTTGCCGCCTTTGCCGCAGCAACCTTTGCATCATATTCATCTTTAGCCTGATTGTACGCAATCTTTTGGTTGTTTTCGTATTCGCTCTCAGCTATCTGCGCTTTACTGTCTGCACTCTGAGTGTCATACTGATAGCGGCTGTTGTCATAATTCATAGCATTGCTAAGGTCACTCTGTGCAGCACTCAGCTTTGTACCGTAAATGCTTGCAAGGTTTGAATTATTTTCTACATCACTCTGCTTGTCTGTAACATATCGGTCATACAGATAATTCAAGAAATTCTTTTGGTCTGAAACTGTATCACGGTTTCGGTCGTATGCTGTGCTTGCCTGTGTGTTATAAATATCAACAGCATTTGCAAGTTTGCTTTGCTCTGCACTATATTCCTGTGCTGCAAGATTTTTAAAGGTTGGGAATGCATCACTTATGTTTTCAAGATAAGCATTTTCAACCTCACTTGCCACCGCATTAGCATAGGTTGGGGTGTAGCCGTTTGCAAGCTGTGTGGCTGTGTTTTTACTAAGCTCTCTGCCCTTTGCTGCATTTTCCTTGTACTGTTGAACGTAGCTTTGATAGTCCTTGTCGTTAGCGGTGTTGTAGTTAAAGCCTCTCTGATTGAGATATGCATTAATAGCAGCATCAAGTCTTGCATCTGCACCGCCGCCATTGTATGTACTCGGCGTTATGCTGTTCTCAGCAGCACTCAAAGCCGCCTCGCTTGCAGCTGTATCAGCGCTGGTGCTTGCATTAGGGGCGCTGTTCATCAATTGATTGTATAGCTCATATTCTGTTGTTGTAGCCATTGCATTACCTCCTAATTAATCTGACTGTAAAGATATTTATAATAAGCATCACTCTGAGCCTTGCTGCTGTTTATGCTCGCCTCGGTATCAGCCGATAATGTGTTGTGTTCATATTGTGACTCTGCAAGATTTCTCACATCACTAAGATAACTTGATGCAGCACTCATCTTGCTTTGCCAAACGCTTAACTCGTTTTGAAATTGGCTCATATCAAGTCCCTTGCTTGTGCTGTACTTGTTTTCGTAGTAGGTCATAAAATCGTAATTATCCTGCACCTTATCTCTGTAGCGCTGGTACTGGGTATCGTCAAGGTTTTGCATAACACCTATTTTGTTAAGTGTGTTTTCCTGCTCTTGACTCCAACTTGTCAATGCATTTTCCTTTAGTGTCGGTATCTTGCTTTGCAGCTCATCCATATACTGGTTATATGTGTTCTGTCCTGCTGCTTGTGCATAACTGTTGGTATAGCCGCCTGTGTTGCCTGCATAGCTTGCCTGTGTGTTTTCCTGTGCCTTTGCACCCTCACGTTTATATTTGTCGCTGTACTGCTGATATTCGCTGCTATCATCTGCGTTCCACTCAAATTCATTATTAACATACTTGTCTGCAAGGCTGTTTATACTGCTCTGATATTTGCTTTGGTATCCGCTGTCAACACTATTTTTATAAGCCTGCGCATAGCGGTCAGCCTGATTTCTTGCTGCCTGTGTTTCTGCGCTGTCGCTGTATGTAGGTGTAGAGTTCATTACGCTGTTATAATTGTTCAGCGCATTATCTACCTCTTTTGTGCCGTAAACATTATATGTATATCCCATTTATCCGTTCTCGCTTTCTGTAATATTTAGTGTTCCTAAAAACTCTTCGCTCATATTGTCACCATCAAGATTATAAATTACATTTCTGAGCGCATCATATAAATCATTAATATACGCTCTGAGAATGGTAACATCATCTGTGCTTGGTGGTGGGTCAAGTTTTAAAACCGCCATTATCTTATGTCACTTCCCTTGCTGTAGGTTATTGAAATACCATAAATATTACATTGCCCTCTGCCCTGAATTTTCAACCTTAAAAACTCCGCTCTTCTCAGCACAACCGGCAAAACTCTCGGCTTTTTACCGTCATATCTAAACTCGCCCAACTCTGTCCAAATGCTGTCATCACTATATTGTGCAAGCACCTTGATTTTTGTGCCGCTTTCAGGTGTCAATCCTATAGCAAGCCTGCTTATGTACTTTGTGTCAAAATCGCTGTCGTATAGGTCACCTGTCGTAACATTCCATTCAAATTCACCCTCACGCTGCACCTCTCCGTTTTCCAGCAATCTAGCACTATCAAGCAAATTTTCTTCTGTACACGGTGTCATAATAAAGCCTGTGCTTTTATCAACATAATATAAAATATCGTTGTATGTAGCTGTGTAGCTCATCTGTGTTTCATCTTCTTTGTACCAAAGCCCCGTACTGCTGTCATACACCATAAGCTCATATTCACCGCTGTCGGTTTCAAGGCTGACATAGTATTTATCCTTATGCCGTCCTGCAACTGCATTTTTATACAGCACATCACCAAATGCCTGCTCAGAAACAAGCTGCGGTTGTCCACCCGGCGAATATTGCACAATGCCTCTTTTTGTCTTATACATCAGCACTCCGTTAATCCATACGGCGCTTTTTGAGCTGCCCTTTTCAATGCCCTGCACATCATATTCAGCAAGCGTGTAGTTGCTGGGCTTTGTGCCGTATATTCTGAGAATACAATTCTCTTTAAAAAACATTACTGAATCATTGTACTTTGCAATTCCTGTAAATTCTCCCTCGCTGCCTACCGTCATTGCAAAGCTGTCACTTGCAATTCCGTCACTGTATGCAAACCAATTTTTTGCATCACCCTGCTTGCAGCAATATATTTCGTTGTTTTCACTTGAACAGCCCCAAAGTCTGTTGTTAACCTCAATTATGTGTCCCATATCCATTTGTGGCAATACCCTCTCAACATTAAGAGGGCCAAAGTATGCAACACTTGTATCTAAATCGGCTTTGATAATTATATAATCTTCGCCTTTGTCATAAATTTTGAAATAATTATCATTTAATGTATTTTCCCAATCTTCGTCATAAAAAATTTCATTTCTGAACTGACTAAACACACCGAATTGAAACACATTTGATTCCGGATTAAAATTAATGCTGCTATCTATTTCGCTGATTTTAACAAAATCTCCAACGTCAAATTTTTCACCAATATCCTCAGATTGAATTTTGACATAGTAATTTGATATTAATGTAAAAGTTTTAATTTTGTCATCACAATAAACACCTTTCTCATCAGCATCCTTAATTGACGTACACATATACAATCGACTGGGCACAACTCCAACATCTTCAATACAGTCACCTACTTTTGTTACGTTTTTAAATATCCACTCATATTTTAATTTGTCATCCGCAGTCTTATCTTTTTGGTAGCTCGTGCTGCTAAATACACTCCGTTCAAAAACTCCAACTTTTTTTCTGGGATTTATGCTTGTATTAAAAGCGACCTTGTCTATGCTGCATTTATAATTACTATCATAATTACTATTAATGATAGTAACGTAACTAGAATTTTGATAATATGGTGACATATTTATAATATTGCTGTATTCCTTTTCAAGCACTTCATATTCATTACTGCTTAGATTGAATTGTAGCTTTTCAGGAAAAATAATCACGTTATTTCCAAAAAGCACAAGATTATGTTCATTCACAAGATTGATTTCATTTATGACTGTAGTTTTCTGTCCATTGTGAAATAGTTTGTCATCAGTCAGATAAATAAAACCGCCGTTGGCAACAAGCAGATTACTTATAATGCTTTCACTTTGTGCAAGCCTCGTTCTTTCCTGTCGTGGCCTTAGTGACGGGTAGTTGTCACTACACATATTTTTCATATCCTTAAACTCTGTGTAAACGCTTGAGCTGTTGGTGCTAACCTTTGAAAATCCTGTGTTAACGCTCCTGTTTAGTCCTCTCATCACGTTAATTTCAGTATTGTACTTTCGTGTTGTATTAAGCTGTGGCAACATCTCTATCACTCCTAAACGTGGTATTTATACTTTCTCATTTGCCTGTGTGTCCGATACCAAAATGCTTTCAGCTCTGTAAATGTATTGTTATACACTATGCTGTCATTTTGATACCTCTCGCTGTCCTCATATTGCAAATCAATCTGACTGCAACAAAACTCTTGATAAACTGTGTCATATGGCGCAGGCGCAATAAGCTCCTTGTTCCTGTCCGTATCAATGTCATAGCCGCCATATTCTTCTCTAATCCTTTTGCCGTTCTCTCGGCTGTCTGTAATGTTTCGTATGATATTCATTTCAACACGGTTAATATCTGCTATAATCTGTTCTTCATCAATGCTACAGCCTTGCTTTAGCCTTTTTACATTTTCAATCACTTCATAAATTTTCATAATTTCACCTCAAATGCAATACGGACGATAGCTACCGCCACCGTCCGTATAGTCAAGATATTATAGGAGTACAAAATAAGTACTTGTTATTAAATTCCGCCTGCTGCCTCTGCCTCTTCTGCCTCTTTGGCCTTTTCAGCCTGCAAGCCCAAAGAAATATCACGCTGCTTTTTTGAGTTTTCAATTACCTCTGCAACTCTTTTTTGCACCTTGATATTCTGTCCCTTTGGAATAATCATCTGAGTGCCGTTAATGCCGACCTCAAGATTTTTGTTTGACCTGAGGCTACCCATATCAACGTGGATTTCAACCTCTTCCTCAGCCTCTGCATTTGCCTGATTGACAACTTCAAGGAGTTTCTTTTCCTCTTCCAGCTTTCTTTCCTCAGCAGTTTTAGTTTTACTTTCTGCCGCTGCATTAGCTGTCAATTTGTCAATCTGAGCCTGTTGCTCATCAAACTTTGCAAGTATTTCCTCAAGCTGTGATTTAGGAATAGTGACAGTTTCAGTTTCTGCTGAACTTTCTGTTGCTGTGCTTTCTGTTTCTTCTACTGTTTCAGCAGCCTTTTTTGATGTCGCCATAGTAGTTTACCTCCTTATGCAGTCTTAGTATTGAGAGCACTTGAACTCTCAATTCTCACAATGCAAGTCTGTGATGTAATGCCAATACCGTGTGTGGTTTTCCAACCCTGAGTTGCTCTCTGGTCGAGTGGGTCACCTGCGCCGGCTGAACCCAGCGGCTTAATAATGGTTTTCATACCCTCGCCCTCAATCTCAAGCACCTTGTATGCATCCTTGGCAATAACAAGTGTACTGTAAACATCAATGCCGCTTGCGCCCTCGCCTGAGAACACCTTTGCAAATGTACTCATTACAAATCTGATGTTGCCAATCATACCGATTTCGCCCTTGAGGATTTTCTCAGAGTGCGCATACTTCATTACGTCAATAAAGTCCTTGTTTCTCATAATGTCATACTTGACATTTGGGTGGATGATAGCAACAAAGCTGTCACCGATTGGCTCAGCGTTCTGCACCTCCATAAAGTTTAAAGCACGGAAAATTACATCAACTGTAATTTTGCTGAGCTTTGTAATACCTTTTCGAGTTGTAACCTCTGTTTCTGTGCCGTCACTTGCAACCGCAGGTGCATAGATAACATTGTCGCCGCTGTTGAGAACCGCTGCATCAATCTCTTCAATTGTTCTGCCTGCCTGACTTGATAGCTCCTCACTGTCGTGAATAAGCACGTCATCACGGCTTGCAAACTGTGCATAGTCCGTAATAGGTGTGAATGAACCATACTGGTAAACAGGAACTTCTACATAGTAGAAATTCATCTGATTGCCTTTAGGTGTAACACCCTCTTTAAGCGGTGTGGTAACAGTTGGATATGGTGACATACCTCGAATGTTTACAATGCCGCCATTGTGCTTTGGAAATGTCTGCTTTTCGCCGAACTGACCGTGCACAAGTTTACCGATATAATTTTTTAAAAATACTCTGTTATAAAAAACAGCCTGCTCAGGTGTAAAATCATTACCTGAGGTCTGCTCTGTATTGCCATAAGCATTGATTACATAACCGTTATTCATATATGTGCCGCCTGCACCAACGGTTTGGTCAAACAGGTTAAGAATAACCTTAATAAAATTTGCCTTTTTCATTTTGTCCCTTTCCGCAGAAAGGTTGTTTATCCTCTCGGAATTTTTGCCTTTCCGCTCTTGATATTATTCAAAAGGGCATCAAAATCGCTGTCGTTCATATCCCTTACGCTTTTTGACTTTGCAGGAGCAGAATGTTCGTTAGCGTTCTCTTTAGGTCTTAAGCCGTTAGCCGCAATACTTTGAGTTACTGCGCTTATAGCAGCCTTAGATGCTCGCTTGATTGTGTTGTTGCGGATTTCGTCTGCGTGAGCCATTTCATATGCATATGTAATGTCGAAAACCTCGTCATTTCTGCCTGTTTGCTTGTTTCTCTCAGTATTTCTCTGAGCGATAAAGTCCATAGCAGCCCTAAAATCAGGATTTTCAAACTCGCTGTGCAAATCAAAATCAGGGTACATCTGCTTAGTCTGCTCTGCAAGGGTGTTAAGTCTTGCATCAAGCTGACTTGCTGCTTTCTCCCGTCTTAATTGTTCAAGCTCCGCTTTGTCTTTATTCTGCTCCTGCTGTTTATCAAACAAATCTCTTGCCTCAGTAGCCGAAATTCCCTCTTCAATAGCAGTTTGTGTAAAAATGCTATCGTCATTTCTGACCGCCTCAAGCAAGGCTTTCTTGTCGTTTATGTCAACATTTGGATATTTAACTGCCAGCACCTTAAAAATCTCGTTGTCTGCATCAATCTGTGCTTGCTGCTGTGCTATTTGGCTGTCACGATTTTTCAGTCTGTCACTAACAAGGTTTTGAACTCTCTTGTCATACTCAGGCTTGTATTTGCCTTTTATCAGACTTTCAAATTCGCTGTCGGTGCTGTCGCTTTCGTTTTTGCCCTCTTCATTTGTCTGTGTATTTTGCTGCGCCGCTGCATTAGCATTGTTGCTTTTCTTTCCAAATGCCTCATTGTAGCTACTCATAAGGTCATCAGATAAGCCAAGCTCCTGTCCTCTCTGTCTTGTTTCTCTGCTTATGCTATCAGCTGCTTTTTCTGCGCCTGTGGGTGCGCCGCCACTCTCACCACCGTTGCCTGCTGCTGCCGCTGCGCTTGCACCACCATCAAACAAATTAATAATGAGATTTATAAAATTTTTACGCATCTTCTGCCTCTTTCTCTCGTCTTTCCGAGGTGTCGTACTCACGTCTTTCCGTGGTGTCAGCCTTGAAGTCCACACACTTCTAAGCTCATAATAAAATTATATCAAATCAAAATTTTTACTTCTACCTACCCGATTTTGTTTATTTTCACATCATTAGGATAGTTATTTTCGTACAGTTCAAGTCCTACAAGCAGTCCGTCAATTCCTCGCAAAAATCTTTTATAAACTTTGTCATTTCTAAAACTGGCTCGTATTTTCACGCAGCCATATTTGTATGTGTCAAAGAAAAAGCAAAGATTTTTCTGCTCATAATTTTTCCCGTACTGCACAATCGAATTTACAAGCGCACTAATCGCAACACAAATGTCGTGTTCGCAATGCCCTACGCTTTCAAGTGTGAAAATTCCGTCAGCCTTTTCAATCGTTATATTTGTCATACCGCTGCCCCCTGTGGTGTTGGAGCAGCCTGTGGCATAGCAGGCACTTGCGGTTCTGACTGAGCTAGCATTGCTCTGCTGCTCTGTGCCTCGTTGCTCGCAAGCATTGCATTTGTCATCTGCAATTGATTGTAAAGCTCCTGACAAGTCTGCTCAATCGTCTTATACTGCTTTAGCATTTCAACAATCTTGTCTTTGCCCTCAAAGCTCATTCCCTCAAGTGCAATCAAGCTCGCATCTACGTTATCTGCTCTGAACATTCCTGCATTAAACATAGACATCATCATTTCATTGTTAGCTGCTACCGCAAACGGACTTTGCTTTTGAGCCTTAACCTTGATGTCAAAAATCGGTAATCGCTGGAATATCTCTGAGCCGTCATCTTCTCCCTCAAATGGCAAAGCTGACTTTTGCAAATCATTGTTGTAAAACTCTACATACTCTGTTTGATTATCTTCTCCGGTAATGCGAAAATATCGTGGCAATGTATAAAACTGCCTCATCAGCTCAATAACGCACTCGCAAACATCAACAAACACATCATATCCTGCTTTGTTCAAATCTCTGCTAATCTTGCCGCCTGCCTCTTGCAGCGCTGCTATTGCACTACCGCTCGTAACTCCTGCGGCACTAGCACCATTGCTGGCATCATTAGTGCCTGTCGTTTCTTTCATCTCATTAATCAGCGCATTGTACATATTTAGTGCGCCTGAGGCAATGTCTTTTGATTCAATCGGTCTTGTTATATCGCTGATTTTGTCTGCCTCAACAAAGTCTTTGTCAAGGTCGTTAAGGTCATTAATGTCAACTCCTGCACTTGTGTCAACAAGATTTCTTGTCTGTGAATTTACTTTTACGTTCTTGAGAATATCAACCTTTAGCTCATCAAGATACCTTTGCGGCCATCTGCAAATATCTACAAATCCAAAGCCAACAGGTGTATCATTCATCCAAAACATTGGGTCAATAAAAAATGGATATTTACCGTGCTCATAAAATCCGTTTGGATATGTTTCAGGTTCATTCTCACTTGCAAAAAGCAAAGTGTCACCGCAGAATTTCGCAAAATGCAGCTTGCGGTCTTTCTTGTAGTACCAGTCAACAATAACAGCCTTGTTTGACTTTTTGTTGTTATTGTCGTATGTGCGATACTCTTCAATATCAAGCGTTGTTTGACTCACATCTTCAAGTTGTGGGTAAATCCTTTTGACCTCATCAATGTTGTAAAGTTTCAAGTAGAAAATATCGCTGCTATCTTGCAAGTCCTCAATGTGTGGCTCCCAAAATATGCTTAGAATATCCAGTTTGGTTATTGAGATGTCACCCAGCCCATTTTCCTTGTCGCTGTCCCACAACACGCAATAACCGCCTGTGCCGCCAACGAGCTTGTTTGTCCAGCTCCTGTTCCACGTTTTTCTAAATCCGTTTCGTTCCATCACGCAAGGCAAAACGCTGTTAAGGATTTTTGCTGTTTTCTCATCATCTTTCGCTCGTGGCAAGCAAACTGCCTCGGGGTAGTTGTCCATTGCATCAGCGTGCTTGTTCATAATCACATTCAAGCATTGTGCGCCGGTCTTTTTCGGAATGAGCCTTTTCTTTAGCTCTCCGTTGTCGTCTTTGTACACGTCAGGTGCATCATTTTCTGTGTACATCAGATTGTATGTATCAAAGTTGTTTTTGTAGCGCTGGTCGTATGCCTTTTTGCTCGCCATCCACTCACTCAGCTTTTGTCTAGCCTCAAAGATTTCTTCCTCTCCAATCGGCTTTGCCGCTGCACTTGTGTCTGTTTTTTCTTTCTCCTGCTGCGGTTTTGCAGCGCTTGAATTGTTATAATCTTCCTCTTCTTTGATTTCAGGCTTTGGCACACTCTCAGCCGGTGCAGCTGTTGTCTTAACCGGCAGCACTACACCATTTTCATCTCTCTTTAATTTCATAAAATCACCTCAAAAATTTAAATATATCGCTATTGACGTCAAGAGGGTTATATAGCTTTTTGTCTGTCAAAACATTTCGTCTTGGCGCAATAGCATTAGCCATAATCGCATATCTGCTTTCGTCATAAATATGGTCTTCACCGGTTGTGTCAATGTCCTCAACATTCTTTTCGCTGTAAACAAGGTTTGGTATTGTTCTGATAAAATCACGACAATTTTTGAAAACATACAGCATTGGTATTCCGTCTTTATCAAAAGCCAGCCTATAGTGATACTGCATCTTGCCTGCAATGCGTGAGTTGTCGCCTTTGTTAAAAACAATGCCTGCCGCTTTTCGCATACTCTCTGCAATGCTTGAACCGCTGCCGTCGTCTGCAAAAATTGCAGGGTCGGCATAGCCTATAATCTTTCTGCCCTTTAAATTCTCTTCATTATTTTCAATCTGTCTGATGTCATTAGCTAACTCATAAAATGTTTTTTGCAAACCTGTGTTTGGCTGATTTGGACGGCATCCATAATATTCTTTAATTCTGTAATATCGTCCGTCATTATCAACTGCGTGCCACCCAACCGAAAATGGCTTTGTGTAGCCCCAGTCAAGACTTCTAATAATTTTCCAGCCCCACGGAATTTTGAATGGCTCTATGACGTGAGTAAATCGCTTATCCTTGTAGTGCGCAGGGTCATCTACAAATTCTGTGAATACCTGACCGTCAAAGCTATCCCAACTGCCGTACAGCAGCGCATTTCGTTCTGCCTCGGGCAAGCTCGCAAGCCTTTTGAGGTACTCACGGTCATTCGACAACAGAATTTTGTTATCGAATACTGAGCTAGGCACGAAAATTCTTGATGAGTAGAATGTTTCAATTGTTCCGTCAGGTTTTTTAACCTCGTTTTTTTGCCAAATTGTTGTGCCCGGTGCTCCTGCTGTCACAAATTCACTTTTAACCCAACCGTGCCCCACTCCGCCGGGGTTTCCTGTGCTGCGCAAATATACTTTTGTGTCAGCCCCATTGCCTCTGTTTCGGCTCTTGAGGTATCTGTATTCCTCGTATGTAAACTGTGTCAGCTCGTCAAAGCCGACAAAATCATACTGCAAGCCCTGATACTTGAACTTGTCCGCTGTTCTGAATAGTGAACCAAATTGAATTTTAGCACCACTTGGGAATGTGAATGTATGCTTTGTTTCGTTGAATTTCACTTTTGGGCTGACTTTGGTATAATACGAATTTGCACGCTCAATTAGCTGCTCCAATTCGGGTACTGTTTTTCGCAAAATCAGTCCACGATAATGCGGTATATTAACCTGTCTGAGAGCCTCAATCACAAGATAATCGCTCTTGCCACCTCCGGCTGCGCCGCCATAAAATCCCTCGTCCTCACCACGACTGAGCATAAATGCCTGTTTTGGCTGCGGTGTCCAAATAACATTACTCATCTTCTGTCACTTCTTCCTCGTCAGGAGGCTCAAGCTCTGCCATTTCAGGAATTTCAATGATGCCAACTCTGTTCTCTTCTGTGCTGTCGTCAATGTCACTTAAAATCATCTTGACATTAAGCAGGCTCTTGCTTAAATCTGAAATTTTCTTAGTGTCAATCAAGGTTTTAACACGTTCTCGTTTCATCAAATAATCTGTTGTTTGTGATGTCGTTGTTTTGGTTTTGCCGCCCTCGTTTTTCACTTCTTCGGCAACAAGCACCTCGTCAATTTTTCTCTGTGTTACAATCTCTTCCTTGTCAACCTGATTTATCGCTGTGTTAATTTTTGTTAGCAATTTATTTGTCGCATTGACTAGCTTGTCAATGTCTTTTACAGTTTGATTGATGTTTTTATCATTAATCTGTTCCGCAACCTTGTCAGCTTTTCGTCTTGACATCTGTTTGCGTTTCTCGCTCCATTTTTCTTTTTGCGAGCGTTTTTGTACTACGCTGGCGCTTATTTCATATTTTTCTGCAATCATAGCCAAGCTAATATCACTATTCACATACTCAGCACGAATTTTAGCCCAATCAATTCCACTCATCCACACCGACCTCGCTATTTTCTGTGATTTAATCTTAGCATTTTTCAAAATCTTGTTTCTACCTACCCATTTTTTATTAATTTAATACAAAAAAACAGCAGGTCATCACACTGAGCTTGCCGTGCCGCTGCACTTTATATTTTTGATTAGATTTGATTAGATTTGATTAGATTGATTTTTATTAGATTTGAATGATTGTAAAAATTAATTTTTGATTTTTTTATCTCACGCAAAGCCAATTTTTCGTTGCACAAATATTGCATATAAATTGCACCTTTTAAAACTTCGTTTTAATTGCAAAATTTTTTAGCACCAAAAATGAGTGAGTAACAACCATTTTGCTACTCACTCAAATTTTTTGCATATATATGTTTAAATAAATTTATATAAAAATTTTTAAAATTTTTTTGAAAAAACACTTGACTTTGCTACGATAACGTAGTATAATATAATCAAAGATAAGAGATGAGAACATCTCAGATATAATTTTAAAGGAGAAATTAAAATGACAACACTACAAAAAATCAACCAATACGCAAATGAAAATCATTTAATGTTCAGAGATTTCAGACACGAGGGCATAATCAATGACCCTGAGCCACCACGCTACGCTTTGCTCTACCCTAACACATTTTCATATCGTGCAAAGTTTGATACACAAGCAGAAATTGAAGAGTTTTTGGAAAGTGCAGAAAAGGATGATTTTAAAT